TTGGACTGGCAACGCACTCAGCGCCATCCCGTTTAAGGCAAGCACCGAACTTGAAGGCGTGTTTACCAGCATCACATTGACCAGCGGCACTGTTGTTGCTTACAGGCTCTGATGGCTTACGTTCTTCCTGGTGGTGGTGATGCGGTAGCACGCGATGGGCTCGAAATCCCTACGCATGATTGCATTGTCAATACATACGACGGCGCAAATAACTTGCTAACTGCAACATACAAACGTGGCGGTACAAGCGGCAAAACCGTAGCAGTGCTGACAATGACCTATGATGGCAACAATAATCTGCTTACCGTTGTTCGGAGCTGAGCAATGGCATTTAAGCTCAATCCGTTCACAAGTGGTCTTGATACAGTCCGCAACCAAATGTTGTGGGGGTCGTTTTATGACACGACTCAGCAAATTGCAGCGGCTGCTAACACTGCCTATTCGATTGGCATTAATTCAACGGATGCTGATAGCCGTGGGATAAGCATTGTTTCTGGCTCACGAATTACTTTTTCTAGAGCAGGCGTTTACAGCGTCACTTACTCTGTCCAGTTTGTGAACACAAGCAGCTCGATTCACGACATCAATATCTGGCTGCGCAAGAACGACAACGGCGCCAGCGGCGACGTGCCGGCTAGCGACAGTAAGTTCAGCATCATTTCAAGTCATGGCAGCGTTGATGGCCACGTTATTGGTTGCGTGAACTATGTTCTAAAACTTGCCGCTAATGATTACTTGGAATTGATCTGGTCTACCACAAACGTAGCCGCTAGCATCCAATCGCTTCCATCCTCGCCATCGGGACCAGCTCATCCTTCCATTCCTGGCATTATCCTTACAGCAGTGCAGGTTGCCTAATGGCACTAGCTAGTCCGCTACGGAAGGTTGCCAGCAAGCTGATGGCACGCTTTGGCGGCGAGGCAACGTTCCGCAGTGTGACCGCTGGCGCATATAACACCACCACAGGCGCATCGGCCGAGACAACCACAGACACCACAGTGCATGGCGTACTGGAAGACGTGCGCCGCAGCGAGGTCAACGACCTGGTGCAGCAAGGCGACAAGCGGCTAATCATTGCAGCGGCTGACCTAGCAAGTGCACCAACGACAGCTGATCGTGTCATCATCAGCAACCGCAGCTTGCAGATCATTGAGGTACGCACGATTGAGCAGGACAATACGGCTATCACCTATGAGTTAATCCTGAGGGACTGATGGCACGCAATATCAAGCTGGACCAGGTTGGTGATTATGTCACCGAGCAGTTTGAAAAGCTGCTGCGTGTTGCGGTGCTAGAAACCGACAGTCGCCTTAAGCAAGCCAGTCCTGTTGACACCGGCAGGTTCCGCGCCAGCTGGCAGGTTGGTGAGAATGCAGCGCCTGGAGGCATTGCGCCGGAAGGGCAGTTCGATACAGGCAAAACTTTCAAGACATCCAAACGCGGCAGGAGCACTCAAGAAGTGTTGCCTATTCAAAGACTCGGCTACGGCCAAGAGCGCGTAGGCAACGTCTACAGCGTCCACAACAACCTGCCATATGCCGAACCGCTGGCCAATGGCAGCAGTAAACAGGCGCCGGCAGGTTGGGTACAAGGCATCGCCAAAGACATCCAAGGCTTTGTGCGCGTTAACGCTGACCGCATCGGGAGGGAATCATGAGCAGCACCTACAACGACGTTCGCGCCGCCATTGAAGGGCGTATTGCGACTGAGCTAGCCCTAGCGCCTGCCTATCCAGTCAGCTATCAGAACGTCCCCTTCACGCCACCCAACAACACACCATGGGTGCAGGTGTTCATCCGCTTTGGCGATAACAACTACGCCACTTTGCTACCGACTGGCACTGGCTACAACCGCCAGACGGGCACGCTGGTGGTCAATGTCTTTACGCCACAAGGGCAAGGCGCTGCCGCTAACTTCACCATTGCAGAGCGGCTGAAGGATTTGTTTGATCGCTTGAACCTATCCAACATCATCTTTGATGCAGCATCAGGGCCGGCGCAAGTGACGCCTGCATCGCCTGAGCCTTACTACCAGACTCAAGTTACGGTTACTTTTGAAGCCTACTTAGACTAGAGGCAGCCACATACCGTTCACAACATGGCTACTGTTCTGTCCGGTACGTCCGGCGCCCTTTACTACAAACCCGCTGGCACCAAGGCCACGTTCGGCGAAGCCGCCGTGGATGTCGCTGACGATGAGATCACCGTTGCCACCTTCCTGAACTTCAAGGTCGGTGATCCCGTGGTGTTCAGCGTCGTCAACACTGAAACCGGCGGCACCGGCACCGGCACTCTGCCTAGCGGCATTAGCGCGGCAACCACCTATTACGTGATCACCTACACCGCCTCGACTGGCGTGCTGAAGGTATCCGCTACTGCTGGTGGTGCCAGTGTCGCGATCATCGACGATGGCACCGCGGTCACCCCTAACGCCTTCCAGGTTGAATACGCAACCCATGCAGCAGTGGGCGAAGTGCGCGAGTGGTCGTTTGAGATCACCCGTGAAGAGATTGATGTAACCACCATCGGTCAGTCACTCGGTCAGTACGCTCCTTTTCGTAGCTACATCACTGGCTTTGCGGATGGCGAGGGCAGCTGCACCGTCTACACAACAGACGATGACAGCAACCTGTCTAACCGCATGATCCAAGACGTGCTGCAACGCCAGCAAGCTGGAGCATCGTTCAAGCTCTACATCGACCGCGTTCTTAGCGGTGGCTCTGTCAGCCCAACACTTAGTCGCAGTGTTGAGTTTGATGCGGTGCTGACTTCCGCCAGTCTGACCGTCAACCCTGACGATGCCCAGTCTGTAGAGATCAGCTTCCGTCCTGCTGGCACCCCCACTTTCGATTTCAGCAAGAGCTGATAGCCTAAAACGAGAGATTGCTAGCCCCTGGGTTGCGCCAGGGGCTTTTTCATGCTTAAAGTAGAGCGCAACTTCTAGTTTTTATGGCATCCGCTCAGCCCATGCGTGCTCTTGATCGCCTGAAGAAGGCAGCCAACTTGACGCCTATTAAGAAAAGCGTTGAGCTGAGTGACGGCGACGTGTTTGAGTTTTACTGCACGCCGCTTACCATGGCAGAGCGCGAGCGGGCGCAGAAGAACGCTGGTAGCGACGAGGCGACTGCATTTGCGCTGCAGCTTCTGATCCATAAAGCAAAGGACGAAAACGGTCAGCCGATGTTCCGCACTGGTGAACTGGCTGAATTGAAAAATGAAGTGCGTGACGCCGATCTGCAAACACTAATGCTGGCGGTTATCACCGATCAGTACGACATCAAAGAGGACGACTCAAAAAACTAAAGCCGCTGGTCAAGCGCGACTATACGCTTCGGCTGATGATGCGCTTGTCCAGAGAGCTTGGCTATACGCTGGCTGAGCTGTACGAAAAGATGACCTACGAGGAGATGTACTTGTGGGGACTACTGTTTGAGGTCGAAGCGGAGGAGAGAGAGGAAGCTGCTAGGAAATCAAAGCGGAAGTAGACTGATTGCAAGATTGGGCGCTGGATCGTGTCTGTTGTAGCCAATGTTGCCATCAACGTTGACGCATCAGGCGTTGTTCAGCGCCTTAATGCAATCCGCAGCTCATCTGTTGGCGCAGCGGATGGGTTTAAGCAACTTTCCGACCGCGCTCAGGCTGTTAAGGCAATAGTTGAAGCGCAGCAAGGTGGTTTTGCCAAGGCATCAACAGTACAGGGCGTATTTGCCGCAAAGGTACTTAATACCGAATCTGCTATCAGAGCGCAAATTGCGGCGTTGCAGGATGTGCAGTCTAAAGTGCAACTTGGCGGCGCACTTTATCAAAAGGCACAACAGCAGATCGCGGCGTACGAACAAACGTTAAAAGATGCGAAGCGCTCATTAGATGATGTTGGTAATGGTGCTGTTAATAATGCGCCTAAGTTCGCAAGTCTTGGTGGTGCGATAGCAGGGCTTGCCGCTAGGTTGGCTGTGGTGACTACGGCAATTAAAGTTTTTTCCGACAGCGTTAATACTGCATTTGAACGTGGTGCTGCTGAGCAGCGGTTAAAGAACATCACCGCAAGCACGGAGGAATATAACGCTGCTATCGCTGTCGCTTCTAGGTCTGCTGCAACTTTTGGTCTTAGCCAAACAGAAGCGACAAAAGCCCTGGCGGATGTTTATGCTCGCTTGAAGGGCGTTGGATTTGGTCTGCAGGAAACAGGACAGATCTATGACGGCTTCAATGCTATTGCTAGGCAGTCCGGCATGGATGCTGCTGACGCGAGTGGTGCATTTTTCCAGCTCAGCCAAGCACTAGGCAAAGGCAAACTGAATGGCGATGAGTTCGTAATTGTTGCCGAGCGAATGCCAACGCTCTTGGATGCGATTGCGCAGACGACAGGTCGCAGTCGCGGCGAGCTAACTGAGATGGCATCTCAGGGCAAGATCACTAGCCAAGTGCTGTATCAGGCGTTAAGTCAAGCGGCAGAGGGTGCAACCAATCTAAACGCAAAACTGACCAGTCAGCAGCAGGCAATGAACAACCTACGGCAAGCTGCCGACCGCGTATTATATGCAATCGGTTCAATGTTTGCGCCGATTGTAACGCAAGCTGCAAGCATGTTTGCAAAAGCACTCAGTGAAGTTGAAACAGCACTTCCATATATTCAAACTGGCTTTAGACAGTTAACCGGCTTTCTTGCCGCTATTGCTCAAGCTGCATTGCCGGCCGTAAACGCTGGTTTTCAGTTCGTTAAGGACAATATCAAGGGAGTTATTCAAACTGCTACCTTCTTCGCCAGCTTTATTGGCATTCTGAAGGGGATTGTGTTTGTTACTCAAGCATGGACTGCGGCAACGACGGCATTAGCCAATGCTAAGAAAGTGGCTGCTGTTGCCGCAGCCGCTTTGCAGGCAATCTTAAATCCTGCTTCGCTTGTCAAAATTGGTATTGCCATTGCCGGAGCGGCGGCCGCTTCTTTGGCACTTGGTGCTGCGATGGACGCAGCCGCCAATGAAACGACTAAAGTTAAAGACGAAAGCAAAGGTTTGACTGGTGAGATTGATCAGATTCTCAATAAGTATTCATCTGTACCACCTCAAATTGAAAGTGCCAAAGATAATCAAGAAGCCTTAAAAGAGGAAACAAAAGCCTATAAAGAAGAAGTTGATCGCGTAAAAGCTGCTTACGAACAACTGACTACTGCTCAAGATCAAGGGCTAAACGCTATTGAAAATAGCCTGAAGATTGCTCAGGCACGCGCTCAAGCTGAACAAGCTGTCAATAATGCTATCAAGGAGCAACTGCAAACTCAGCTTGAACAAGCAAAGACTCAGCAAGAACGCGAGGCTATTGCACAGCGCATTTATCAGGTAGAGGTTGCCAATGCTGAGTCTGTACTTGCGCTAACCAAGCTGCAGATTCAAACAGAGATTGATCGCGCACAGATCGCCGCAGACACTCAGGCACTTCTGTATGAGTCCCTGCAGGTTGAGCTGGCGATTGCACGCGCTAGACAGCAGAACACAACAGAGCTTGAGCGTGCGCTTGTCAAGCAGCAGTCTGCACTGCAGATCGCTTTCCGGAATGTGCAGGCTGTGGAGAAGATCGCAGTATTCCAACGCCAGCAAGCCGAGGCAACATTCGACAGTCAAATTAGTGCAGCCAAGCTTGCATATCAGCAAAACATCACAGCTAAGGAGACCGCCAAGGCTGCCGCATCTGCTGACTCCTTAGCGAACGGCATGGAACGCGCAGGCGCTGCGGCAGAGAAGACGGCACAGGCAGTTAACAAAATCGTCAAGCTTGGCTCGAAATCACAAGGCGCTCCGTTTGCAGCAATGGGTGGCGCTGGAGCGATTGAAGATCCAGCGTTGCAAAAACAAGCAACTAAGATTTTTGAAGGGGCTCAAAAGTTTGCTGCCGGCAAAGACTTCCGCATTCAACAGGATATTTTCCAGCGTGCCCGCGATCAGATTGCACAGCTGGCGCTGCGTGACTATGCAGCAAGGGCAAAAGCCGCGATGCTGACGACAACTCCAGCCATTGCGCCTGCCGCTTCGCCAGCACCGGCTAGTAGCCAGCCAACTGTAAGCGGTTTGTCCATGCAGCCTGGAGGCGGTCCCGGCACTGCTGCAGTGGATCGAGCACCATCTACGATCAATCTCCAGACCGGACCTGTGCTCCAGCAAGAAAACGGCGAGAAATACGTCCGCCTTGGCGATCTGGAGAACATCCTGCAAGACTTCGCTGCTACGGTGTTTAACAACGCACGTAGCACAGGCGGTCGCCGCTTCCAGGGTGTGAACTAATGGCAAACCGCGCCCAATCCCAATACCTGCGTCTATTCGACGAATCCACCACCTATTACAGGTGGCAGAACTTCTACTTCAATCAAACGGTCACCTGGGAAGCGGCCTCGTGGAACTACCATCCGTTTGTGCTGAACGCGATGGTGGGCACTGCGACGCAGGCTGAGGCTGGCATCACCGTCACAATTCCCGCAACATACACCGCCGTCAACGCACTGCAGCAAGCCCTCGACAAGAACTGGCTGTGCGAGCTGAAGATGTACGAGTTCGACAGCCGCCTCTCGCAGGCAGTTCCGCAGTCCGGGCAGCTGCTGATTGGTACGTTTATCGGTGAGGTCGTTGGTATCGGCGGCTCGTTTACCGAGCTGGATGTGAGCATCGGCTCTAGCCTTGCACCAGTTGGAGCGCAGGTGCCGCCGCGTTCGTTTAGCTCACGCCTGGTCGGCAATCCAATCAAGCTATGAAACTCCGCATCAGCGATCCACTGCAGCTTCTGCCGTACCAGACGGGTCTACTGAAGCCGCCGCTCGACAAAAAGGCAGCAGAAGGCAATAGCGCCAGTAACCTCGACACCCAGCAGAAGGCGATTGAACTGGGGCAACCTGTGCCGATTGTGTTCGGCAAGTACGTCGACGAAGCTGGTACAGAAGAAGACCACGGCGGCGTATTCATCAGCCCAGGAGCAACGAAAGCCCGCTACGAAAACGGCTTTTCCATTGACGGAACATCATATCCAACTGGCTTGCAAGTCACCATGAACATGGTGCTTAGCCAAGGCGAACTAGGACAGATCCAAGTCCAGGATGTTTACCAACGCGCCTGCAAAAAGGGTACTGCTGTTGTCTATTACGGCGCCAATGCTGGTGCGCTGTATGCACCGGGAAATTACGTTACCTACCCAGCGTTGTGGACGTGCCCGAACTACTGCGGCACCAACGACGGCACCTACGAGGACATGACAACCCTCTGGTATCGGAACACCTACTTTGAGGGTGACGATACCTGGAACCGCCAAGTCC